AAACCCTCTACGCGCTCGACAACGGGGGCCTGCTCGCCGAAACGCTGGAAGTCATCAAGGAGGCCCGCGGCAGCGTCCACGGCCGCAACTCCTCGATCTACTTCATCAAGGGGGTTGCCTGGTTCGTACTCCAGCACTCCGACGAGACCGACCGCTCCCGGCTCGTCAGCAGGGTGGCGACCTACAGCCCCGACCAGGTGCAGCAGCGTGCCCGTGCCCACATGTCGGTCATGGGCGGCAACCAGTGGCAGAACTACTACCGGGCACTCGTGGACTTCTACAACGAGAAGCTGCCGGTGAAGTCGCGGCTGGAGTGGCGGCTGCGCGGCTCGACCCGCTGGGAGATCACCGACCAGCAACGAGGGACAGGCAAGAGTTACAGCCACTAAGCGGCAGGAGCACCTCTCATACGGGCGCGGGACGCAGTGGCAGAACACGCGCTTGTATGATATGATACATGTATCAGGTGAAGGAAGGCCCCGGCTCGTTCGGGGCCTTTCTTCGTCCCGGACGTGTCCGGGGTCAACCCAGCGATCCCGAACCTCAGACCTGGTTCGGGAAGGAAGGAGGGTGCGTGAGTTCTCACGACGAACTCATCGGCGACACCCTGGCGATGATGAACGTCGTCAGGCGGGCCTACGGCAAGGAGGAGCTGACCGAGCTGCCGGAGGCGACGCGGGCGGACGCGGGTGACTGTCTGTTCTGGCGGGCACTCAGCGACCTCGGCGTCAAGGGCGTCAGTGGCGCCACCATCGAGTTCTCCTCACAGCGCGTCGCGTCCGTTGCGGCGCAGGCGTGGGGCACGGACTCCAGGGGGCCGCTCGTCACGGCACCTCCGCAGGTCTCGGAGGTCGTGAGCCGGTTCGACTCCTCGCTCTACCCGCACTACGTGGGTTCGAGGGAGAGGGAGTAGGCACCTGATAAAGGGCGCCCCGGACTCGTCCGGGGCGCCCTTTCTTTGCCCGAAGAAGGAGAGCGATGGACACACCTGGAATCCCCAGCGGCGGGGTGGTGATCATCTCGACTGATTCCACGCAGACGCCGGGGTTCAACGAGCTGCACGGCCCGACCCCCGCGACCGCTGGCAACGTCCCCTACTGGGTGGCGGCCCAGAAGATCCGCAAGCTGATCCGCGAAGCCGAGCGGATCGTCAAGGGAATGGCCGAAACCCAGGCGCTGTCGGCCACCTATCGGGACGGAACCGACATGGCGTTCCTCGACCTGGAAGCAAGGGTCGGGTCGAGAACGAAGGTCTCTGAGCGGCGGGCGGCGGTGGCACGACTCCGAATGGCCTTGCAACAGGAACGCAACCAGGCCGCCGAGGCGGCCCTGGGCAAACCCCAGAAGTTCGCCGCAATGAAGGTCCACGTGGACACAATCCACGCGCTGGCCCAACACCTTCCCACCCAAAGCGACATTCCTGTCGGCAGGGACGCCAACACCGTGCGGGCGATCAAGGCGATCATGAAGCCTTTCCTCCTGCACGGCGATGGTGACCCCCAAAAGATGCTCCTGGCGGTCAAGACGATCATCGACATGGAAGGAGGTGAGGCGGATGGGTAGGAAAAAGGATGATCCGCTGGACGGGGCACAGTTCCCCGGCGCGGGCAAGGACGCCCGTCCCGAGGATTTCTACGCCCGCGAGGACGGCATGCGGCCGCACAACAACTCGCGGCCGTACGGGCAAATCCTCGTCGATCTGACAAGCGGCCTTATGGGTCGGACGCTCCCGCCGAGAGTCATCTGGCGGGCGGGAGAGTGGAGCGTCGATAAGGGCTACGAGGACTGCTGGGTCACCTCGGGCGAAGGCACACCCGGCAACTACAAGCGCAGGCTCTTCCGGCTGCCCCACGAGCAGACGCAGAAGGTGATCCCGAAGCATCCGGCCGACTGGCCGAAGCACCTGAGGGAAAGCTCCAGCAGCGGCAGCTACTACAGCGGTGGTCCCAGCAGCAGTTCCAAGTCGTATTCGTCCGGGCTGCCGTGGGAGCTGCGGGTCGCCTGCCCCGGCTGCGGGCATTTCTTCAAGAACTCGGAACTGCCCGACCACGCCAAGTACGCCTGCCCGTCACAGCAGGACAAGCCGGTCCTGTGGGCAATGCAGTGCGCCTGCCACACTGTCATCACACCGACAGTGCTGCCGGGCTTCCCGATCAAGCCGCCGCAGGCGGAAGACACCCCGGACACGTCCGGGGACGAAAAGGAAGGAAAGGAGGAAACAAATGAGGCAGTTGCTACGTCAGGGTGACGTGCTGCTCATGCCGGTGGAGGACGCCGCACTGCTCTACGCGACGTCCGCCAAGTCCCCGAAGGACGGCATCGTCGTCGCGCAGGGCGAGGCGACCGGCCACCACCACCGCATCCGTTCGCGTCACGCCCGCCTGTACCGGCGGGGCCAGGACCGCTTCATCAAGGTGCACAACTGTGCCGTGAAGGAGCGTCCGCGGCTCACCCACGAGGAGCATGACCCGGTGACGCTGGAGCCGGGCGTGTACCAGGTGGTTCTCCAGCGCGAGTACACGCCGTCGGCGCCGGTTCGTGTCTACGACTGAGCCGTCGGTCGAAGTCAAGTTCAACATCTACCGTCTGCTGACCAGGCTCCCCATCTGGGCGCTGGTCGAACTGGGAATCGTTCAGGTGCCGCAGACGGCCAGCCTGACCGAAGCACAGGCCGGTCGTCTCATCGAGCAACTCATGAACAGCTCGATGTACTCCCAGCCCTGGCCCTACTACGGCAAGACGGGCATGCGGGCAACAGGGGTTGCTGACCTGATCGGCCTCACCGAGGCTGAGGTGTTCGAACTTCGTCACAGATACCGCAGCCACGAATGGACGCGGCGCCAGGCGGCGGAAGCGTTCGCCGCCTGGTTCCGCCAGGACGAGAAGGGACGGTTCCCGCCTCAACGCCTGCTGAACCCGACACACAACCTGCCCACGCTGGGGAAGCTCCAAAAGATCTTCCAAGACGACGAAGATCCGGGGCAGTTCAAGACGTACGGTTGGCGGGGATGGGGATACCGCAGTTGCATCACAGCAACCTGGCAGATGGGCATCCTGGAACCGCGAGAAGCGCTGCGGATCAGGAACGCCACCTACCGCCGGGACGCGATCGAGCACTTCGGCATCGCAGCGGTGCTCGAAGGGGCGGAAGTCATCGACGACGACCCCGTCCACGGACGGCTGCTGCGTATCCCGCTGGTGGACGCCTGGTGGGAAACCAGCGACCGCCACACGCAATACCTGGAAGTCGTCAACTCGACGCCGGAGCCTGACGGCACCTACGCGAAGTACCACCTGCGTGTGCCGCCCGGCCACACTTCCGCGAAGCGGGCGAGAGCGTGGACATTCGGCTTCGTTGGTGACTGGACGGACTTCGAGATCGGTGTAGAAACATAGTTTCCGAACGGGCATGGGAGGGGCGACGATAACGGGCGAGCGCTTAGCGAATGGGCGCGCTCCGTCCCCTCCCGCCTACCCCGGGTAGCTCAGCTGGTAGAGCGCCTGCTTCAACGAGCAGGAGGTCGCTGGTTCGATCCCACGCCCCGGGGTCTTGATCGACCGCCAGGAGTAGCTCAGTGGTAGAGCGCCGGATGTACAAGCCGGAGGTCGCAGCGTTCGATTCCTGCCTCCTGGACTATGAACAAACATCAGCTACGCAAGCTCGGCAAGCATTTCAGCCTCCGCTGGGGGCAGCGGCTCGGCAGAGAAGAGTGTCCGTACCTGCGCCGCTGGGCGCTGATAGCGGGCCTCTTCTCGGTCCGGGTGCATCACTTCTACAGATCAGACGACGCACGCTACTTCCACGATCATCCGTGGTGGTTCGTGACGCTCGTTCTGAGGGGCGGGTACACCGATGTGTCGGAAGCGGGCGAAGATCACCTGGGGGCAGGTGCAGTCCGCTTCCGACCCGCTCTCCACCGCCACACCGTCCGCACCGACCCCGGCGGCGTCTGGACGGTCATCCTGACCGGCCCCAACGTCCGCACCTGGGGGTTCTGGGTGGACGGCAAATTCAAGAAGGCCAACAAGTTCTTCTACGAGTTCGGTCACCATCCCTGCGACCAGCCGTAGAAAGGGGGTGACAATGCTCAAAATCATCTTCTCGCCGTCGGGTCCGAGCGTCCAAGAGCGTGCACGGAAGGCAGTCGCACAGTTCTTCGACGACATTGACTACGACCCCGCCCGGCCGCTCATGAACCGTTCGGACGCGCACCTGCGGTTCGTGTGTCACGCCTGCCGGAAGTCGTACTTCTCGACGGCAAGCGGCAACACGGGCTACTGCCCAGAGCACGAAGGCGAAGCTCAGCAGCTACACGAGTTGCAGCAGGAACTCTCGGTGCGCAAGCTACAACTCGAAATCCAGCAGCTAGAACAAGAGCTGGAAGAAGCAGACGCATCGCTCGTTTCTTGACCCCGGACGTGTCCGGGGTCGAGTATCAACCCTAAGACGTCGCCGGGACGTTAGACCCCGGACGAAATGAACAAGAAGCTCGTGTTCGGCTGCTGCTTCTGCGGCAAGTCGATCGACGACGACGAAGGAATCGGACTCGCAATGGTCGATCGTGAGACCGGCGAGTTCGTACAGCAGTTCTGGTGTCACGAGAACTGCTTCCTGGAGCGACTCGTACGGATCGCCCGTGAGTCGTACTACAAACCGGAAGGAGGTGACTATGAAGCTAGGTGAGGCGCTGAGCCTGCGGGCAAAGCAGGCTCAGCAACTGGCCGACCTGCGCGGACGCATCAGCGCGAACGCGCTCGTGCAGGAGGGCGACAGCCCGTCGGAGGACCCGGAGGTGCTGCTCGACGAGTACGTCAAGCTCTCCGAGGGGCACGCCGAGCTGGTACGCAAGATCGCGCTCACGAACACCACGGCCACCGTCGGCGGCACCGACCTGCTGACGCTGCTGCATCGGCGGGAGGCGCTGCGGCGGAACCGTGGCGTGTACGAAATGGCGGCGTCGGCGGCCACGCCGACGTCGTACGGCGGCTTCCGGCTGCGGAACACGGAGCTGCGGATGATCGCGCAGCTGACGGTGCCCGAGTGCCGCGAGAAGGCGGAGGAGTACGATGCTCAGGTTCGCGAACTGGACACGACGATCCAGGAGGCGAACTGGCGCATCGACCTCCTGTAACAACAGGGCGGGCCGGAGACGGCGGGTTATCCCAGTCAAGGAACATGCCCCGTCGTCACAACACGACCGCCCTGAACGACAGTTGGTAACCGGCTGTTTCCTTGTCTGAACGTCCTGGGTCTGAATCCGGTCCATAACCGGACTCAGAGCCTCGGGGCCTCGATTGACGTGAAGCAAAGCGTGTTCGTGGCCCGGGCGGAAGCACAGATCACAAGGAACAACGCACAACTCAACATCTTGCTCAGAACGCTTTAGACAAGAGCCGGTGAGGGTGGGTAAGGGGACTGTCGTCGAAAGGAGAAAGAGGATGCCGACTACCTACGGCGAAATGCGGACGCCCGCACAGGTCGAACTCGACCGCAAAGTGCTGGCACGCGTCCGCAAAGGCATTGCCCGGCTCCAGCAGGAGTACGGGGACGACTGGGTTGACAAGGTCAACCTCGACGTTCTGCACATGTCGGACGGCAGCTACTGCGTGCTCGGCCAGATCAACGAGCATCGCAGCTACCACAACGAGATCGAACGTCTGTTCAAGGGAAACGAAAACCAGGCGAGCGACCACGGATTCACTATCGCCGACTCCCATGAGGGCATCCGCTGGGGTGACCTCACCCGCCTCTGGCAGCAGGAGATCGGAACGCTACAGAGCGCCCCGGACACGTCCGGGGTCTCCTAGGGAGGCGTTCATGCTCAGCATGGGAGCACAGTCCCTGCTACGGAGCGTTCGTGCATCCATAGGAGAGGGACACTGGATCAAGGGTCGCGCCCACGACAACCAAGGGAACTACTGCCTATCGGGGCACCTCACTGTTTCCCGTAACAGCACCAACTACCGCGATTACGCCCAGGCACACAAGGCGGTCTGCAATGTCATCCGCGCGCGCGGCTTCCAAAGCATCCCGCAATTCAACGACGCCCGCAGAACAACCAAGGACGACGTTCTCGCCGTGATCGACGAGGCGATGAGAGGGGAGGAACCGAATGGAGCCGTACACGAAGCGGCTGCATCTGACGCAGTACGCGGATAGCGACGAGCTGGCCGCCGCCCGCTTCGAGCAGGCCGAGGCGGAGCTGGTCGAGAAAGGCTGGATCGTCACCACGTCCGAGCGGGTGGAGCCGGAGATCCCGGACCACATGCCCGCCGGGCAGCTCCCGGCGTCCTGAAAGGAGCATCAATGCCGACGTACGGTGAGATGCGAACACCGCAGGAGATCGAACTCGACCGCAAGGTCCTCAACAAGGTCCTGGCGGGCATCGAGTTCCTACAAGAGAAGTACGGCGACGACTGGGTGGACAAGATCGACCTGAACACCCTGCAACTCGCGAGCGCGCAATCGTGCGTGCTCGGCCAGTTCGGTCGCAACACAGGCCGAGGCGACTACCACGACATGGTGGGTCTTCTCCGCATCGGGGATGGCGCCGCGCGGGGATTCGCGGCCCACCGCTACGAGGAGTACCCGGCCCTCGACAGGGTGTGGAAGCGAGAGATCACCCGTCTGCGGGCCGAGAAAGCCCAGGGGTAACCCCCTGGGGAGGGCGAAGCGGCCCCGGACACGTCCGGGGCCGCCTTTACTGAAAGGAGACTTGGTGGCCTACGTCTCCAGGCTCGACAACGACTACCTGGTGATCCTCGTCACGCCACGCGAGGCAGTCCAGTTGCGCGACGAGATCATCGACCCCGAGAAGTACCCGTGGCAGAACGCGGAGTCGGAACGGGTCGCTCTCGATATCCGCATGCAGATCGACCAGCTGCTCCTCCAGTCCGCCTCCGCCAAGATCAACTTCCTCATGGAGGGCGTCCGCCACGCACAAGAGCAGCCTGTGGAGGACGACGACGACGACGCCTGACACCGACAACAACTATGAGGAGCGCATCCGCCAGCTGATCGAGCAGCGTCTCGCCTTGCAGGACATTCTCGACAAGGTCAGAGAGGTGGGCGACGAGCTGTACGAGCTGCTCGCCTGGGCCGACGTCGAAGACGACGCGGTGGAGGAAGACAGCTCCCTCGACGAGCTGGAATACGCTGTTCTCGCCAACTGGCGGCAGGTGCGCCAGCTAGGCTGAACCAGACCGCAGATTCGAGGCACGCGCCAAGCCCCCCGGACACGTCCGGGGGGCTTTTTTGTGGTCCCGTTCACTCATCTTTGAGGCAGGTAAATAGGGTCACGTGTCCCGATGGGGTGTTGATCACCAAGTTCGCGTGCGAGAACCCCTGCGGACACTCCTGGCCGCCCGCCGGACCGGCGGGACCTGCGGGACCGGCAGGGCCTGTTGCGCCCCTCGGTCCTTGTTCGCCCTGCGGACCTGCCGGACCCCGTGGCCCTCGTTCCCCTTGCGGCCCTGGAGGACCTTGTGGGCCGGTCGCCACGTCAATGGTGACCGTCTTGGCTGGCTCCTGGGCTGACGCGGTGATCGCCGCACCCGCGAACCCGCCTGCCGCCATCAGTGTTGCGCCCCCTAGGGCGAGCAGCAGGTTAGTGCTCATCGAGAATCTGCATTCTCAGCTCGTGCAGCTTGGCGGCGGCCTCCTCCGCTTCGAGCCGCGCCACTCTCAGGCGGTCTCGACACGATTCCTCCGATCTATCACGCTCCTCTTTCCTGGCCCTTCTTACCCCAAGGATGGTGGTCACTAAGCCGGTGATCGACGCGATGATCGCCGCCACACCAAGCAGCGTCGGCTCACCAAAATCCACCCCTCACGCTTTCTTTGATCTCTTGGTGGCGTAGTCGGCGCCCCCGCCGAGCGCCTGCCCGCCCAAAAGCAGCAGCAGCGGGTTGCCGTCCTTGCCGAGCGCCGTCAGCACGATGTAGCCGACGATCAGCAGCCCGGCCAACACCAGCTGAACAACGAACTCGGGCTTCATGCGACCTTGTAGTGGCGATAGTGGTTCGGGGTCCTATAGTTGTAGCGGTACAGGTGCATCGGGTAGGAACCGTGCGACAGCACCATGTGCGTGTCGTCGCGAACGCCGACGTAGAGCGCAACATGGGTCGGTGAGCCTGCCTGGAAGCCTGGCCTGCCGGATGAGGAGCCGTAGAAGATCAGGTCGCCCGGACTGAGGTCCGTGACCGACGACACCCTGGTCCCCTGTTCGATGAGGGTGCCTGTGTAGCCGAGATGGTCGTAGCCGCGGCCATTCGGGTCAGGGGCGCCGCCAGCGTAGTGGCAGGCAGTCACGAAGCCCGAGCAGTCCCAGCGGTGTGGCACCCACGGCGGCTTGCCGAGTACGAACGGCCGGAACTGAGAGTAGGCGATAGGCCAGCGGTGGTCGTACCAGAAGAACCCGGCTGCGACGATCGCCGCACGCACCTTCGACTCAGGCGTCTCCTGCTGGTCCTGCCAGTAGGCGTGGCACAAATCAATGGCTTTCGGGTCGAACGCCCACTCGTCGGGATGGTTCTCTGCGTGGGTGCGTTCGAGCCGTTCGTGGAAGGTTTTGCCGATGGCCTCTTGGCGGTTCTTGAAGCCCCAGCGGCGTTTGAGCTTGACGACGGCGTCCATGAGTTCGCGCCCGGCAAGCTGGGTGAACGTGTCCCACGGATACAGGTCGGGTGCGGCGCGCGAGATCGCGCGCTTGTGGCCCTGCACGTCTTCGCCGCGCATCCCACGGTAAATCTGGCGGGGGAACTTAACGTTCGGGGCGCTCACTCGGAGCCGTCTGTGATCTCGTCGAGGATCTCGCCTGGGACGACGTACTGGTTGGCGTCCTCATCGGCGTCAGGAGTGTCGAACGCTTCGACGGTCGGGTCTTCATCGGGGTCCATGACTGAATCCTACGCTCAGCCCCGGACGTGTCCGGGGCTTCTTTTATGACTTGCGACGCTTGCGCTTGTAGACGGAACGCACCTTGCTGTCGAGCGACTTGCCGCGCTTGCCAAGCTTGTTCGCGCGAGCGTAAAAGATTCGATTGCCACGAGCCTTCCCGTATCTTTTTCTCATAGCCCTTCTCGCTTTTGCTGCTCCTCCGCGAAGCGGCATGGTTTCTCCTTCTCAGGTCAGGTCAATTGTATGTTCGTCGGTGTGAACGGCAGGATGATCCCTTCGGTGTGGACGTGCACGCCTTCGCCTGTGGGGGGCGGATCAATGTCGCCGCCTTCGCCGCCTTCGAGGAACTCGTCGGCCGGTGTGGCGTCGCCAGGGTCGCCCCCTGGTGTGCCGGGCGACGGCACGACCGGCACGATCGACGGCGGTGCTACAAAGCCGGGCGGTGGGTTCAGGATCGGCCCGACCAGCAGATAGGTACCGTTGAACAGGTAGACGCCCCAGGCGGTGGACGAGCGGTAGCTGGGGTCGTCCCAGGTGGCGTTGGGGCCGTCAATGTCCTGTGATCCCGGCAGCGTCACCGACGGCTCGGGGCCGTAGAGGATGCCGTTGCGGTTTACCAGCACCTGCACGAACAGCGCGTCCGCGTGGAAGCCGGTGTACACGTACGAGAAGTTGTGCCAGTCCGGCGACACCCAGTGGGGGACACGCCGGTTGTTGTTGCGGACAGCCAACGCGGCGAGCGGCCAACCCTTGTCGTTGAAGTTCGGCGGAGAAGGCGTGCCGCCGTGCGTGAACGTGCGTGTGTTGCCGGGCAGGGTGACGGTGATGAACGACTCATCGAAGAACTCGTCGTCGATGCCGGGGCCGTCGAAGATGTTGCCGTCAGGGTCGGTGAACGTCACATCGACGTTGTCGTCATCGACCCGCATGAATCCGTACCAGGACTGCAAGGCGGTCGCCCGGTCGCACAGCGTCATCACCGACGCCTCCGGGTTCGTGTAACGGACCAGGGCGACGTCGCCGACCACAATGTCGGTTTGGATGCGGGCGGGAATCCCGATCGCGGCCGGACAGTCTTCGCTCACCCCTTCGGGGACGTGGCGGGCGACCGGCTGGACTCCGTCGAGTCTGGAACCGACGTCCCTGTCGCCTGCCGGGAACACGCCCAGTAGCTCCGTGAAGTGCATCGGGTAGTGGTTGCCACCGACGTAGGCTTGGGCTGCGTCGAACGTGAGAATCCAGCCTGGGTAGGTGATCTCGTCGAAGTCGTAGAAGAAGTCGGCGGCGATGTTGACGGTCGATTCGACTGCCATGTCGTAGCTGTCGCCCCAGGTGACGGTCGCACCCACAGCATGCGAGGCCGCCACCGTGTTCGATTGTCCGCGCTTCACCGCCCGGTAGGTGCCGGTGCCGGTCTTGACGATGTACAGCACCTCGTCGTCGATTTCCACGTGGAAACCGCCTGTCGGGAACCCCGAGTCGCCCGACACTGCCACCAGGTTCGACGTTGACGACATGAAGTCTGTGAGCGTCGCCGTTTCGCTGGTGCCGTTCGGGGCCAGCTTCGTGCAGTGCGCCTCGCCGCCGTTGCCGGGGCCGACACCCGTCGAGAACCTGTTGTGGACCGCGGTGCCGTAGCCGTCGCCATTGACGTCCGCCCAACCTGTCTTCTCGTACGGGAACCTGCGGTTGCCGTAGCCGTCACAGCCGACAGTTCCCCAGCCCGACTTGGTGTAGGTGACACCAACCGCACCGAGAACCTCGACCGCGACCTGCGAAACGCCAGCGGTTGTGGTGCCGGTCGATGCTCGCAGAACCTCGACCGCGTCCTGCGAAACGCGGGCGTTGCCGGTGCCAGCTTCGAGAACCTCGACAGCGTCCTGGGAGACACGGGCAGCACCGACTCCCGCTTCGAGGGATTCAACCGCGACCTGGGAGACACGGGCGGGCGACGCCGTACCGGCACCGACAGTTCCGACCTTGCCGAAACCCGACTTTTGGAAGACCGACTCGGACGGGCCTGCGCCGACCCCGCCCGCTTTGCCGAAGCCGGACTTGACATACTCGGTGCCGTCCGGCGGGCCGTGGGCGACAAGATAATCGCCTAGGGCGCCGTGGCCGAGCATCGGCTAGGTGGCGACGATCCGGTAGTGCAGCGTCGCGGTCGGGAAGATCGTGCCGGGGCTGCCGGTGTCCTGGACGTCGAGGTCGATCTCTTTGTACGTCGCGACGCCGCCGAGCAGCGCAGCGATCGACACTTCGGCCCGCGTCCAGTTGTCCGTTGTGTCCGCGCTGGCGGCCCTGGACGCAATGACGGTTGCGGTGTTGGCCGCGTTGCGCTTGCGAAGGTCGATCGTCCAGAAGTTGGAGCCGTCCACCGGCGTCGTGACGTAGGTGGCGAACACAGCGGCAACCAGCCACAGATCGGTGCCGCCCGCGACATAGGGGACCGGCTGGCGGCAGACCCCCACGAGCTGATTGATATCCGAGATGGACGTGGTGGGGGTTGCGAACGAGATGGAAAAGAGCTGGGTGGTGACCCAGCGGGTGCCGTCGTAGTAGAACTCCAACGCCAGGTCGTTGCGGTAGAAACGCAGGTTGGTGGCGGGACTGGACGGGAACGCGGTGCCCGACCCGCCACCGATCGCCAGCAGTCCCGCCGTGTCCAACACCAGCCTGACCAGGGCGGCCGTCGTGAACGACGAGTCGGTCGTCACCGGTGTGCCTTGCGCCCTCGTGATCGTGAACGTGGTTCCCGACACGGCGGTGACCAGCACGAGTTCGCGCGTTGCGCCTTCGACAAGTTCGCACATGAAGTCGCCGCCGGTCGGGAAGCGGGTGGCGGACGTCACCGACATTGAGGTGGCGCCCGACGCCAGGCTGGAAGCCAGCGTTGTTTCGGCCAGGTCTTTGTACTGGCGTGCCATTCAGACGGTCAGCTTCACACCGAACTCGGCGCTGTTGACCTTCGAGATCGTCCAGTCGGCGCTGTCGGACGGGTCGTTCTCGTAAATCTGGCTGTAGTCCACATACGAAGTTGATAGCGCGACGTTCGTGCCGTCGAAGTCGAAGCCTCCCTGCCTGACCACCGGCGCGATCTGCCTGGTGGCCGCGTCGTCTTTGCGGGCGTACAGGTTCGTTTGGACGCCATACACCGTCCCGGTCAGGGTCGCGAGCGTGCCCATGTCGAACGTGGTCTTCTGGTTGACGGTGGACGAGTAGATGTAGGTGGTGTCCCCATCCGGGGGATGCTCGTCCACACGGTCAGCGCTGTTCGTCCCGGTGTCAGCAGTCCACGCGTCGTTCGCACCGTCACTGGCCGGATAGATCGTTTCGACATGGACGTCGCCGAGGAAGGTCGTGTTATCGGAACCGCTGGTGTCTAGCAGGTAGACGTCGTCAATGTCGATGTTCCCCTGGTTCGTCCAGTATTGACCCGACGGTCCGTATTCTGCGACGAACCTAAGTGCGCCGACATTAGTGGAACCGAGGCTCGCCGTTGTGGACGCATTCTCGACGGCACCGTTGAGATGCACTTCCACGGTGCTCGAAGCGCCGTTGACGAAAACCTTGACCTCCACGTAATTCCAGGTTCCCGCAACGATCGTCGTCGCCCCGGTCGTGATGGTCGCGTCGGCCGAGGTGAGCGTCCTGACCTTCATCGTGTTCGTGACGCCCACCTTCATGATGACCCCCAGCGCCGCGGTTTGCAGTTCGAAGAACGGGTTGTTCGTCCCGACCCCGTTGGCGGCGCTCTTGAACGCGAACCCGAAGACGACTGTTGCGTACGTGCTGGGGAGAACCTTGGTCAGCCTCTGGAAGTCTCCGTTGGATGCCCCTGAGGTAACCCGCAGCGCGCTTCCGTTGATTCTTCCGGTCTGGATGCTGTACGTGCCCGAAGGGTCGTTCGTGGTTGACCACCCCTTCGTAAGGATCGAGGTCGTGGAGTCCAAATGGTCGAACCCTTCGATCAGTTGCAAAGCCATAGGTTCTCCTTACGCGGGAACGATCGACGCCACAAAGATGACCTGCCCGTCGGACTGAACATCGACGACGGCGATCGAGTCGTCTCCCAGCACGCCGGTGATCCTGTGCGTGAACATCGGCCAGTGGGTGTCGGGCAGCGTGAAGATGGTGGAGCCGGGCGACGCTTCGTCGCCGGTGACGGCGATCCTGATTTGCAGTTGGCCGTCGCATTTGCGGAACGCGGTGGCGGGACGGTCAACGATGTTGCCCCAGGCGCCTTCGAACGGCGGGTAGTTGCGGTCGTCGTACAGCAGGTCGTCTTCGACGGCTGGGGCGATCGGCTCGACGAACCACCAGCGTTCGTTGATGGGGTCGGCCCCGCCCGGCCAGTGGTCGTTGCCGTGGACGACAGGCTTCATTCAGGAACCCACGCGTCTTCGTCGTCGCTGGTGGTGCCCCACGGGTTGTGGTCGTAGAAGCTGCGCGGCGACACGTCAAGGGTGAGGACTATGTCGGGCATGTCGGGGCGGCCGACGTTGGTGGCCTCATAGTTGACGCTTTCGACGAAGTAGTCCTCGTGGAAGCCGCCGGTGATGAAGTGGGTGGTGTCAACGGTGACGACGTCGCCTATCTCGACGCCCATGATGAACGCCCACAGGGCTGGGGCTATGTCGTCGTCGGCGCCGCGGGTACGGAACTCCAGCCGGGTGATCCTCGTTTTCGGCTGCTTGTAGTTCTCGACGTAATACTCGCCGTACAGGTATGTCTCCTCGACCGGGCTGCGGCCGGGCGGCGTGTTGCCATGCTTGACAAGCAGCCCGTCCATCGACGGTCCCGAACGCCAGCCGTACTGGGCGATCGACGCGGCGTTCTTGTACATCTGGAAGGGGGCGAAAGCCTCGGGCACACCGTTGGGTAGCGCCAACGCGTTGTTGATCACGTCCAGCCACGAGCGGCGCCACGACAGGTTCGAGATGACCGCCACGTCCGGGTTGTCCTCGGCTTCGGCGCGGCCGCCGACCTGCCAGAACCTGATCCGTCCGCCTGTCCCGGCGGGGCCTTCGCGCAGGTCGTCGTCTGTCGCCTCGTAGTTCTCGGGGATGAACCTGGCGTAGCGGCCGTGGAACACCACGGTTCCGCGGCGCGACATGTAGATGTTCGCGACGCCGGGGAAGTCGGCGTCGGCGGCGTCGCGCAGCACAGCCAGCAGGTCGTCGCGGCGCGAGTACACGTTGCCTTGCAGGCTGACGTTGCCTGAGAACAGGTGCCGCCAGGCGGCGGGCCATTCCGCGTTGTCGAGCGCCTCGTGCATCCGTTGGCGCACCTCGCCGGTTGTCGGGTCGTTGGTGGTGGGCGCGTAGTAGATCTGGCCTTCGCTGCCGATCGGCGTCACGCCGCCGTAGGTGGGCGGGTCGGTGGGCACCATTTCCAGGGAGCCGAGCACGCCGAAGCCGTCCACCAGTTCGACGGTGCAGGTGGACAGGTTCCCGGTCGGGTACAGGTCGGTGAAGTGCTCGGAGATAAAGCCTTTGAACAGGTAGCGCCACTCGGACGTCACCGGGTTCTGCACCCTGATCGCCGCCTGCGTCATCGGGTTGATGAACGGGTTCGACGGGTCGAGGGTCGGGTCGAGGGTACCGTCGAGGTCGGTGATCCTGAGCGTCGCCGTGCCGGTGTCGGTGCGGTCGAACTCGGACGAGCGGCCACGCTTGACCGAGAACCCGTTGAGTCGCCACGGGTTGTCTTCCCCGTCGAGGATCACCCAGGTCGGGTTCTCCTCCTTCCAGGGGTCGTCGGGGGCGACCGCTACACCGTTGGGGTCAGCCATTTACGCCCCGGACACGTCCGGGGTCATCAGTGGCCTTGCTGCTGGCCGCGACGTTGGTTGCCGGTGCGTTTCCTGTTGCGGTGCTGCTGGTTGGTGACGACCTCGGCCACCTCTTTGCCGTCCAGGTCCAGATGAATGTGGATCGGCGGCAGCATGCCGGTGTTGACGAACGACTTCAACTGTGCGTTCGTTAGCTGGGCCACGATGTTTTTGGCGGTCAGGTTCACCCGTTCGGCGCGCAGCTCGATCAACGCCATCTTCTTGGCGAGGTCTTCGCGGCCGCGGATCGACTTCAAGAACTTGGCGAACTCTGCCTTGCCTGCGTTCGCGATCGTCAGCGCCTCCGGCAGTGCCTCCACACCTTTGGCGCGCAGCTCCTCCACGAAGCTTCCGGGGGCGCCACGGCGGGTGATGCGGGCGAGCGCCTGGTTGAACTGTCTCGCCAGCCGTGTCTGTGCGGCCACGTCCTGGGTGAGCTGCTCGATCGAGAAACCGGGCGCGCCCAACGCGAGCATCGTCTGTTTCGTTGTCGGCTCCAGCAGCGGCCCGCCGAACAGGTCGCCGATCCGGCTCTTGGCCTCGTTGATCGCGTCGGTGACCTTGCCGATCGCGTCCTTCAACATTTCGGCGTGCTTGTTGACCGCATCGGTCTCTGTTTCGGCTGCGTCTTTGCGGTACTGCGCCAGCCTGTTGTAGGCCGCGATCAGGGCGTCCCCGTGGAACTTCCCTGAATCAATCTGCCTTTTGATTGCGGCGGCGATCTGGGCGGCAACCCGCTGCTGCTGTTTCTGTGTTCCGACTGCCGCAGCCTTCGCCTCGGCGAGCAGCAGGTTCTGCGGAACCAGCAGGTCCGCTTGCAGCTGGGCGATCTGCTGGTTGACCTGCTGTAACGCCTGGAATGCGGAAGCGAGGAACTTCAGGCCGCCTTTGCCTGCGTCGATGATTCCCTGGATGTAGTTGCGGATCGACCTTGCGACCACAAGCTGGTCGGCTTTCGTGCCCACCGCCGCCGCCTTCGCCTGGGCGAACTCCTGCTTGGCGCTGAGGGTGAGCGCGTCGCCTACACCCTTCATCAGCGATTTGACCTTGTCCTTGGCCTCCTTGATCGCGTCCAGAACTTCCTTCTGCTGTGCGTCGTCGAGTGTCGCGGAGCGGTACATTCGCAGCAGGAAGTCCCTGATCTCCTTGGCGACCGCGAGCTGGTCTGACTTGCTGCCGAGCGCCTCCATCTTCGCCTGCCTGAGCAGCAGCGCCTGATATCCGGCGCTACCAGCGAGTGTCTGTCCCGGCAACAGCTGGGGAATGAAGATTCCTGTCCTTTCGAAGCGTGGCCCGCGCGCAGCCTCGATCTCGTCGAGCTGGCGGCTGATCCCCTCCGCCACATTGATCCGAGCAAGTGCCGCCATGAACGATTCGCGGAAGCTGTCGCCGAACTTCCTGCCCGCCTCCTCGCCAAATCGGGAGGAGGCGTTGGTTATGTCTTGGAAGCCCGACCTGACCAGGTCGGTTGACACAGACCTGACCGCTTCCAACGCCCCCTTGAACCTGTCACCAACCAGCGGCAGCCGTGACATCACCTCCAGGAGAATGCGGATCGGTCCCAGCAGGCCGGTCATGATCGTTCCCGCGTAGATTTTCGCTGCGCCCTTCAAGGCGTCGAAGGTGGCGAGCCCCACCTTCTTCAGTTCGCCGAACGCTCTCAGGCCCGCACGTGAGATTTCCTTCCAGTGCAGCATGATCTGCACCATCGCCTCGCCGATCAGCACGAACAGGATGCCGATGCCGGTGGAGATGAGCGCCGCCTTGATCGCCGTGGCCGCAGCTCTTGCGGTGACCGAGACGACGATCCCTGTCGCTCGCGCCGTGGCTTGTGCCCCTCGGCCGAAAGCCTTCCAGGCGGCAAGTGATGCTGCCGCCGACCGTCGCCAGGCCACCGAGGCTGCGACCGCGGACCCGCTCGCCGAAACGCCAGCGAACGCGGCCCTGACACGCCTGCCGAAGTTCGCCCACGCCTGGGTGGAAAGCAGCGCCGCCAGCTGCGACTGCCGTGCCATCAGCAGGAAACCTCCGACCCAGGTCATGGACACGCCCCGGGCGATTCCGCCCATCCGGCGGCCAACCTGGAACCAGTGAATCTGGGTTTCGATCGACGCTTTGAGGCTCGCGGCCGAGGTTGTGACCGACGACCTGACCCAGGCCACCGCCGTCCTTACCGCGCTCACGGTCGCCGTGGCAGCAGTCCTGATTGATGCTGCGGCGATAAGCCTGAACGTTCCCAGCCAGCTCATGGAGACCGCCTGGGAGATTCCACCCATTCTGCGGCCGACCCTGATCCAGTGGATCTGCATTTGGGTGGCGGCAGCGATGCCCTGGGCCGCCGTTCTGAGCCACGCCGCAGAGGTGCTGGCGGCCGAGACGACCATCTGGGCGGTTGCCTTCACCCACGCCGCCGACGACGTTGCTGCCGCCTGAACATTCGCGGCCGTCACCTTCGCCGCAGACGCAATCCAGGCTGCCGAAACGGCGGCGGCGCTTCGCATCATGCGACTGGCGAGTCGCGCGAAACCGGCAACCTCGCTCCCGACTGTCGGGACGATGCTGGGAGTGCGCAGACGGCCGATGATGGGACGCCGGGGACGTTCGGGCGCCATGAGGTTGCGGGCGATCCCTGCTCCAGCCGCCGGGAAGCGAGCCAGCATCGCCTGTCTGCTGGCTTGGCTTGCCGCGAACTTGCGCCACGCCGTCTCAGCCTGGAACGCGGCTTTCACCCAGGCGAGGCCGCTGGTGACGGCACTCCGGTAGGTGTAGGCGGTCACCTGGCCGTTGACGACCCGGAAGCGGGTCATGGCTGTGATCGCGGCGATCTTGAAAGCGATCCACAGGCCGATTACCGCCTTCAGCGTGTTGCCCCAGCCACCAAGCCCGTCGGCCACGTCATCCGTCAGTCGCAGCATCGGTATGACGATCTGCTTGACCACGTTGAACATGTCGCGGAAGGCTTCGGCGATAGCGCCGACCTGATCTTTGACCTGCTCCAGCCGCTTTGGGTCGCCCACGAACTTCGTGATGGCGTCGGTCAGGTCGAGCACGACCGGCAGCAGCGCTGAGCCGATCGTGATTTCCAACGCCTGCAAGGCAGCCTGGAACGCCTGGAAGCGAAGAATCGGGTCCTTCGACACGGCGCCGAAAGCGATCGACAGCGCCTTCGTCGAGTCTTTCATCTGGTCGAAGATGCGGATGGTGGTCTTGATGTTCTTGCCGACCAGCTCGGTCACGCCGCGGAAGGCACGGACGTCACCGAAGAACTTGCGTGCGGCCTGCGTGTTGCCTGCGAAGGCTTTGTCGAGTGTTGCCAGCACCGACAGCAGCCCGTGCTCGCCGAGCTGTTTCGTCAAAGCCTCAGACGAAGTGCCGAGGTTCTTCAAAATCTTCTCGCCCTGCGCGCCCGGGGCGATCAACGCCTTGAAGACGCCTTGCAACTGGATCGCGGCGGTGGAGGCATCGACGCCGAACACCGTCATGGTCGCCAGGGCGGCGCCAACCTCCTCGAACTTGACGCCCAGCTCCGCCGCCTGCGCCGCAACCTGACCGATGACAGGCGCGAACGTGGAAGCCTCGCCCTTGCCGAAGCGGACCGTGTTGACCAACACGTTCGTCGCATGGGTCGCCGACATGGCCTCCTGGCCGTACGAGTTCATCGCCGACGTGACCGCGTCGGCGACCGTGGCCGTATCCCCAAGCCCGGACGCCGCCGCCTTCGCCGAGACCGTCACGGTCTCCATCTGTTTGTCCACGTCGATACCGGCCGACGCGACGAAGTAGAGGGCGTCAGCCAGCTGCTGCGGCGTCTGGCCCACCTTCGGCCCGAGCGAGAGCAGCTCCTGGCCGAACGCCTGCACCTGTTTCCTGGCGCCACCAGCGAGACCGACGATCGTGTTCAGCGTGTGCTGGAACTGGGCGGCAGCACCGACCGCGGCTCTGAGTGCTCCCGCCGCGACCGCAAACACGAGGAACGTCCCTGACGCGTACGCGATCGAGCGGCCGAGCTGGGTGAACGCGCCAGCACCGGCAAGAGCACCACGAACGGTCCGGCCGGTCTGAGCTTCGTGTCGTTTCAGCGAGGCGTTCAGCCGGTCCACTTCGCTGCGCGTGGTGGCAGCCATCTGGATTTGCTTCGCCTGCGCCTGCGCCTGCATGTTGGTTGCTGTCGCCGCCCTACGCGCCCCGCCTTCGAGCTTGCTGCTTTCGCGCGCAACAACACCAAAGGCCGCCGCCTGCGCCTTCATCGCGTCCGCGGCAGCAATCGCCTGCGTGACCTGCATCTCCGCCATAGCGACGGAGCCGACCTGGCTTGCTTTGACGCCAGCCGTGAACTTCGCCATTTCACGGTTGGCGCGCCGCATCTCCTTGATGAAGGAGCTGGCGTCACCGATGACCTGGACGCGCGCCCGGCGGTCAGCCATTCATCGTCTCCAACGCGTCAGCGGAGTTCTCGTCGATCGTTTTCAAGATTGCCAGGTACTGATGCAGATACAGGGTCTGCATCTGCTCTGGGCCTATGACCCGAGTCCAGTAACCGATCGCAGGCTCCCAGAGGATTTCGGGCTCGACCCTTCCGAGGGAGAATCCGAGTCGGAACCGGATTTGTCGGCTGACGTCTCGGAGTCCTCCGATCCAGGTGTCGGTTCCTCCTCCGTCTGAGGAGGGCTGGCTTCCCCCTCCTCCTCCTCCTCCATGCCGACCGGCACAATGTCGTCCAGGGCGACCTCTTGGAGGAACGACAGCACCTTCTCGCGCCGCCAGTTCTTGTGGACACGCCAGACGGCGACGGCGATCATGCCCGGGAACGCCCGCATGTAGCCGGGAGCGTCAATGTCGAGGGCGGCCGCGAACTCCTCCAGCTCCATTCCCGTCACCTCGTAGATCAGCACGGTGTCGGGCAGGGTGTAACCCTGCGGCTGCGGATAGAACCTGCCCTTGATCTCGAACCCGGGTTCACTCATCTGATTTCGCCTCTCTTAGGACGTGCTTCTCTACAGGACCGAATACTCCATCGACGATCAGTTGCTTGTTGCGGTCGGACAGTGTTGCCAGTGCAGGCTCCAACCCGAAGGCGAGCTGGAGGTGTGTCCACTGTGGGCGCCGCCGACCTGTGCGGGAAAGCGTCTGACCGATAGAAGCGTACGCCTCCGTGTTCCTTGATCTCCGCACGATGCCGGACGCGCTCCTGAACCCGGCAGCGGTGATATCCGCCCTCGGCTTGCCTCCCGCGTAGGAGAGGAAGCCCGCACGGGCGACACGGGTCACGTTCTCTCCCACCTTCTGCATTTTCTTCGCCATGCTGGGCGTAACCTCGTCCGGGACTAAAGCGAGGTCCCCCTCCAAGAGGAGGACCTCGCCGTAGCGGATTTCCAGGAAGCTCACGTGGTGTCGAGCGTGGGTGCCCCAGTCAGGCGGAAGGTGACCGGGTTGGTTGAGGCGGCACCCACTTCGCCCTGGAGGAACCTGTAACCGAACAGCTTGACGTCGCCGGTGAACACCGGGTTGTCTGTTGCGCCGGTGTCTCCGTCGGGGCCGATGCGCAGCTCGAACTCCTCGCTCGATTCCGCCAGCGGCCACAGTGTTGCGTGCACCGAGTTAGCGTCGAAGTCCTGGTAGAACTCGACCTCGATCGTGCCCGCCTTCAGTCCCGGCTCGAACTCGCGCCAGCCGGACCCACCGAAGGCGGTGACGTCGATCTCGTCCGCGGATGTGTCGATGTTCACTGACCTGGCGCGCTGCGTCAGGTCAACGCCATTGACCATCACGCTGACGTTTCTGAGGATCATTTTCCCCATTCGTCTCTCCTTGTTTCGATGTTACGTCAGCACTCGGACCGACCACTCCGCCCCCAGAATCTCGCCCCTGCCTTGCGGCGAGAAAATCTGGTAGCCCGTCCGTTCTGTGACGATCAAGTCGTCACATTCACCGCCTAGCGTTGGGTCGGACTCCAACGCCGCCCGCACCGAATCCGGACCGTCCGATGCGAGCATCCTGTCCAGCCTCTGCTGGGAACCTATGTCGGAAACCAAAGCGACGAACGCCTGCACGGTGAACGACCAGAACTCGGCGCCACCGCCCATCGCCTGATGGAACTCTGTTGGCCCTGGGTAAAGATGGATCGCCGGGGGCGAAGGGTTCGCCAGCATGTAGGCGGAAACCTGCACGTTCGGGATCACCGAGAGGTTGGCCGCCAGCGCCTCCCGGACGGCTGTCATGTCAGCCATTCAGGAAATCATCACTCTCGGCTTCTTGAAGTTGCAGAGCAGGTTCTCGACGTCAGGGTCGTACCTGCCGATCCTCATGGCCGCCCCCTGCTCGATCCCGACAGTGATGATCCCGAACGGCGCCTCCCGCTGGCGGCGCAGATAGCGTGTCGCCAAGATCGTGGTTGCCGCCACCACCTCGGAGGGCAGCGTCGGCCAGCCGAACCGGCCTGTGACTTTCACCAGGTCGGGGAACGGCGGACTCCAGGTGTACGTCGGGTACGACGACGTGCTGAGCAGCCAGAGCGCCTCGAACGGCCTGTTGTCGAGCTGCGCGTTGATCGGGTACAGCGAAAAGTCGGTTCCTTCCGTCAGCACCGCTGAGGCGGTACCGGCCGAGTCGATCGCCTCCACCGCCGTCAGTTCGGCCAGGTCGTCAATGTCGAGTTTCGACCAGCGGGGCGTGTAGAACCTGTCGTCGGCCACGGTGTCAAGCCAGAAGCGCCGCTGGGTGATCTCATCGACGCCTCTGGATGCGGCGGCGATAGCAACGTCTATGTCGCTGTCGGCGTAGGACAGCCCCGACAGTTCCAGCGACCTTTTCAGCTGCTCCCTGGTGACGTAGTTGTGGTCGGCCAGCGGCGCGTTCTGCACCGGCAGCGTTGGTTGCAGCAGGTCGCCGGTTTCGTCGGCGAAAACGATTCTGTACCACAGCCCGAACGCGTCGTCGGCGTTCTCGGTGGTGAAGTCCCTGCTGAGCGGATGCGCGGGGTCGGGATCGACAGGGTCGAGCGTGATCACGTCGATCTGTGTCCACGGCCCTGTGGCTGTGGCCCCCTCCTCGATCCGCGCTTCCGTCCAGGGCAGTTCGTCGTATCGAGGAGAAGGTGTGTAGTCCTCGAACGTAATGACCTGGCTCACGCGGTCACCTTACCCTTCTGTGCTGTCGCGATATGGCCGCCCACGTAGTAGGCGATGCGGCCCGCCAGCACCTCGTCGATCGACCCTGCCACGACCGGCGGCAGCACCCTCTGGCCGCCACCCACTTCGATGGTTGCGGTGGCCGAGAGCGCTGCCGAACGGTCGGTGAGTGGCCCGCCTCCAGCAACCTCAATGTCTGCGTTGGCGTCGAGGCTGGCCGCCCCCAGCGCGATCCGCACAGCCGAAACGCTGACCGTTGCGGTCGCCGCCAGTGAGACAGCCCGGTTCGACTCTTTCTGCGGAGCGGCGGCGATGGTTGCCGTCGCGGTGAGCGCAGCCTGGCGCGCCCAGATGAAGAACCTGACGCCCGACCCTGCTGTGCCGACGGTCGCGTGTCCGCGCTTGGCGTACACCGACACGGAACCGCCCGTCCCGACGGTGCCCACAGTCGCGAAGCCGGACTTGCCGGACTCCGCGCCTTTGAACGCCGTGCCGGAGCCGACGGTCCCGACGGTGGCAACGCCTGCCTCGGCGAAAACAGATTCGGACGGTCCGCTGCCGACGGTCCCCGTGGCGGCGTAGCCGGTCTTTGTGAACTCTCTGGCGCCCGCCCCCGAACCGACCGTTCCCACCACACCGACGCCCGACTCGGGTGTGACGGACGCCGAAACGCCGTAGCCGTCAACACCGGCCAGGGCGAAGCCGAACTTGGTGTGAACACCGCCGCGTTCGCCCCTGCCGGAGCCGTCCGCGCCCACCTTGCCGAAACCGGACTCCTGGAAGACGAACACCGACTCGCCCGACCCGATGGTGCCGACCGTGCCCGCGCCCGTCTTGAAATACTCGCTGGCGGACGCCCCGGCCCCGACTGTGCCGACGACACCTACGCCGCTTCTGCTGTGGTCGGACGCGCGCGTACCAGCAGCGACCAGACCGACAGTGCCGAAGCCGCTGTCGGTGAAGACGGACTCCGAGGAACCCGAGCCGTTAGCACCAGCGGTGGCGAAGCCCGACTCGACGAACACCGACTCGGACACACCGGTGGCGACCAGCCCGACCGTCGAGAATCCTGTCTCGGCGAAAATGGATGCGGACACACCGGCGCCGACACCGCCGACAACCGCGAAGCCGGTGCGGGTGGACTCCTTGGCGCGCGACCCGAAGCCGTCAGCGCCGACCTTGCCGAAACCGGTCTCGACGAAGGTGCTCTCGGACGCGCCCGCACCCACCGTCCCGGCGACACCCGCCCCGGCTTTGACGAACACGGACGCGGACGGCCCGTAGCCGTCGGCACCAACGGTGGCGAAGCCGGTCTTTGTGAATTCCAGCGCACGCGACCCGGCACCAACGGTTCCGGCAATACCGAACCCGGCACGGATCTTGTCCATCTGCCGGGTGCCGAACGCGTTCGCTCCGACGAGAGCGAAGCCGGTTTCCGCGAAGATGGATTCGGAGACGCCCGCGCCGATCGTTCCGGCGCTACCAGCCCCAGCTTCGACGAACACGGACTCGGACGTGCCGTGACCATCCGCCCCCACGGTCCCAACGCCTGTTTCGACAAAAACCGATTCGGAGGCCCCAGCCCCAACGAGACCGACGGTCGCGAACCCAGCACGGACCTTGTCCATTTGCCGGGTGGCGAACGCGTTGGCGCCAACCAGCGCGAACCCTGATTCGACAAACGTCGATTCGGACGGCCCGGCACCAACCAGTCCGACGGTCGCAAACCCCGCCTTCGTGTGGGTGACGCCGCCACCGGAAACGAACGCACTAGCGCCAGCACCCACCCCTGAGACAGCGCCAAAGCCTGCCTCCACAAAGACGGATGCAGAGGCACCACCGCCCGTAAGCCCGACCAGCTTGACCAGCGTGAAGTCGTCAAAGCGGATGCCGGTGTCGTTGAAGTGCGCAAAACCGACGTAGCCTGAGGCGTGGGTGGCCTCGGTGCCCGACAGGACCTTTGTCCATGCACCTGACTGGTAGAGCCAGCCCTCGATCGTGGTGCCGACACACCTGAGTGCCATGCGGTCGCCGTCCGACATGAAGAAGCCGGTGTCGATGTCGATCGTGACCGGAAACGTCGCAAAGTTCACGAAGCGGAACAGGGCGATGTCGCCGTCCTGCTGCCAGCGCAGCATGTAGCCGTCGGCTTGATCGGACCCGCCAGGGTCCTGCACGCGGGCCATCAGCAGCACCTCGGAGTTGACGTCTGTCGGTGCTACCGCCAGCGTGAAGCTGACCTCGACGTCAGCAACCTGCTCGCCCACCAGGTAGGCCGTTCCCCAGACCTTGCCCGATTCGGGCCGAACGGTGTTCGAGACCAACCTGTACGGGTCAATGCTGGTGTCGAGCTGTGCCCACCGCCCACCGCTGGACAGCGGGTCCTCGTCCGCCCGGTTGAAGTCGTCTACGGAGACGGCCGAGTCTGTGATGCCCGCACCCGTTCTGATGCGGTCCCGCTGCCGTACCCCTGCCGCTACGAGACCGACAACCGCGAGACCCGTGCGGACTCTGTCGCGCTGGCTGGTTCCAGCAGCAGTGAGACCGGCGACACCGGCGCCTGCCTTCTGGAAGATCGAGGCGGATGGACCTGCACCGACGCCGGACGCGATGCCTGCGCCGGTCTTGTTCAGGAGGGCGTTCTTGAAGCCCGCACCGACGGTCCCGGCAACACCAGGGCCGGTCTCCTGGAAAACAGACGCGGACGGACCAAAGCCGGAAGGCACTAGGCGGACTCCTTGCCGAACCCGGCTTTGGTGTAGGTGGTTCCGGCGGTGGGTCGAACAGCAACGGTGGCGGCAGCCCAGTCGTCGGACGCGCTGATGGTGAACGTGCCCGGGTTGAGCGACGACACCGTGTCGTTCTTCATGCAGAGGCCGAGCGTGGCACCGGTTGACCCACCTGATACGTCGGCGGTGTTCAGGTCAGTGAGCGGGAACACACTGATCGTGCGGGACGTGTCCACACCGCAGGCAGCAATCCACAGCGTGTCCTCTGTCGCCCAGTTGCCAGGGTCAAGGTTCGGCGGGTCCGGGTTGCCGGTCGTAGCCGAGGAACCGAACAGTGCCATTGAGTCGCTATTCGACACACCCGCAGTGAGGTTGTTGCTGGTGGAAGGCAGGGCAGCCCCGTTCCAGCCGGTGATGCGGAAGATTCGCCAGGCACCCTGCTCGGTCGCACCGACGGTGAGTGTGAAGTTGCCGGTCTCGGAGCCCACGGAGATCTTCGCGCCAACGTAGAGCGACGCCGCCGCACCACCACCGGCGAGCGGGCAGTTGTACCGCTCCCACAGCGCCGGGAACGTCACACCGGGGTTGCCGTCCGTTCCGACGAACGCCAGGATCAGGTCGCCGGAGGCGAGGTTGGTCGGGTAGGTGAGCGTCCACGACGTCGAGTTCGACGCCTGGGTTCCGGTCTTGGTGTCGGCCGTCTGGACGGCAGGGAACGCCATCAGGCGAGGATTTCGAACTCCGTTTCTGCGATCTCCTTGCCGTGGCGTCCCTGCTCGTCGGTGTCGATCAGCGTTGCGACCGCGTGGCCGCCACCAGTCCACCCGGGGGCGTCCAGGGTGAACTGTTTGGTGGCCGGGTCGTCATGCCAGTACGGCTGCTGCGCCGTCGATACGGCCGCGCCGTTCTGAGTGATGTTGAGCAGAACGTGCGGGTAGTCGGCGTTCGTTTCGACGGCGAAGTCGATTACGTCGCCGTGGTGTGGGTCCTGCTGGTTGAGAGCGATCGTGCCTGTGGTCTTGCCCATATGGGGTTCCTTTCTTGGCAAGCTCTTAGCCTGTGTACACCCAGGTCGGGGTGACCTTGATGACGTCGTTGGTGTTGACGGCGACGGCGGTGGTGTCGTCGAAGTTGGCGGCGAACCACACGACCCCGGCAGCGTTCGTCAGCGAGTTCGCAAC